TCGGGCTAAATATGACCTTGGTGTCTTTTACGCCATCCTTCCAAGAAAAAGAACCTCTAGTTACGTGGTGGTCCTTTATCAAGGAATCATTGTAGTCAATTTGTTGATATATCTTTGTTAGATTAAACAGAGATAGCTTACTTTCATCTCTAAATGCATGAGACTCTGTTCTAGGGAATTGTCTATAGAATTCATTTAATGCATCAGCATCATTTTTTAGTGAATCTACCTCAGCTTCCCAATAATCAATAGCACCATTATGTATCATCTCATTATCGATGCCAAGTACAGGTTTTTCAGTTTTACGCAGAACAGGCATCCCATATCTATCAATAAATCCCTCCATATTCCATTCCATTGGAATAAACAGCGAGTAAAGACCGCTTTTAGTCTGACCATTCATATTACGATTACCTATATTAGAATCCTCATACAGCTTCTTAAAGTTATCACCACCCTTTGATAACGCATTAGAAGTAGAACCCATCATGCACTTTCCAATAATCTTAGAACCTAAACGAAGACAAGTCTTTGTTACCCTCCAATTATTAAGAATATTATTTGGCTTAATCCACTTACCACTTTCGTCATGAACCAGTAGTAATAATTTCTCACCATCATAGCTATTATCATCTGTATTTTTCCAATCTATTGTTGTATCAAGACCCTCAACATCATCAGCCTCTTGATTGTACATATTTTTTTTTGTAATCTTTGATGCAGGAATTCTAAACGCCAATTCAGTCTTTGGCTTATCCATACCATCCTTTATAGGTTTAAAAAAGAACGGAAGTCTATTTGATATAGGAACAACCTTATCAGTAAACATTTTCTTAGCATCAGCACCCGTCTTTGATAGGATACCAACTCTTGCATCTTTAGCAAGAGTTCCTATATTAGCACACTCAGAAGAACTCATAAACGAAAACCCTGAACGTCTAATTTTCAAATAGTCTATACCAAATGATCTATTATCTGCTCTGCAAGCTTCCCAATATATATATAGAATTCTATTTGCTTCACGATAATCTGGGTATCCAATATCAATACTAGACCACTGTAAGTACATGTAATGAGCACCAGTAATGTAAGTCTGAACCCCTTTATTCATAAACCAAACCCCCTCATCTCTTCTGTCGAATTCAGATTCTATATAATCAACCCATCTATCCTTAAATTCTGAAGGCTTATCATTCCACTGAAATATTGACTGGATCTTTGATAACTCATTAGGGAGTAAATGTCTTTCCCAATACTGATCCTTTTTTACTGAGCTTCTTTTAATACATTCTTTTGATATCTTTGGTAGCGCAATAACAAGACCCTGTATTGAAATTATATCTCCAATCTCACCAGTCTTAGATATAACAATAACATCATACTTCTTGTCGTATCCATATACCCAAGACTTAGCCTTATTCTTGCTTGATATAACACTATTAGGGATTACGCCCTGAAGCTGTATATATAAACTATTTTGATCTTCGTTCTGCAAATCCTTGTTTCGTATGTGTCTTACTAATTGGTCCCGATGCTGACTCTATAGCCTCTTTCTCGGACTCTATTCTACTTAATATCTCAAATGCATCAAATATGGCAAGTTTTTTTGTAGCAGCTGCGTTTTTAAGTCTATCTGCCGACAACGCATCCTCTGGATCAATTTTTATAATAGACTCCTTTGCAACTTTTATTAATTGCTCAACAGCCCTATGACCAGCTTCAATTATCTTTAACTTTATTTCCTTTGAATCCATCGCAAAATAATTTAGGTATAACCATACTTATGTGATGGTCGTACATTCTGTAAAGCTTCTCTCCATCAATATTAAACTCATATTCAGTTCCAGGCATAAAAGTTACCAAGTCACCTGTCATAACCCCCATACTTTTTAAGTAATCATTTGGGTACTTCATTTCACCTATAAGAGGTTCCTCACTTAATGGTTTAAATATATATGAATCAATTGGCGGAATAGGCTTAATAAAACAATATCTATCATATGCATTCCAATTTTTCCCATCGTAATACATAAAGAACTGCTCGCTATCAACAAAAAATAAGTCATCTTTAAAATAGCTTCTACCACTTCTTTGATTACCCCTCATGTCGTTGTAAAACTTAAATACATTATGGTGAACTAGAAGAATATCACTAGGTTTTATAGAGCCAGTATAACCAAGTGGGACCTCTATAACCTCTGCATATCTATTTGAGAATTTATGATCCTCCTCTGAAGTACTAACAATAAAATCTATGCTACCATTTTTTTTGATATTACTATACCTCTTACCGTTAACTGGTTTGACTATAAAGTCAAATGGTGATTTCATAATTTAATTTATGAGCCACAACCAATACAATCTATATTTGAATCAGTTGGTTTGACTCCATTTAATTTCATTTTAATTCTGTGTATTTCATCAGCATACATTAATTCTTCTTCAAAAGTTTTTGCTGAAGATTTCTTAATTTCTACAATTTCTAACCACTTAAGGTTATATTTTTCGTTATGGTCTTCCATAATCTAGAAATTTATATTGTATTCTATAGATATTGGTACTGTGTCTGTGAATTCTTTCCACAACAGTATTTCGTCATCTTTTTCAATCCAAATTTTTATATACATTGTACTGATATCCATTTTTATCAAATGTATAGTATAAGATGAGCCAAGTACTTTTTGACCAACTATGTAGTGCATTGCACCTGATTTGTAATCTGGTCCTATAGATATTTTTCTAATATCCATATTAGTTTATTTTCTGTATTTGAATTGAAGCTGAAGGCACTGCTGACCATGAAAAAGTTGGATGAGTAACTAAACTACCATCGTTTGCTCCAGGTGTATCTCTTTGTACTTCAAAAGTGCAAACAGTTCCAGCGGATGTAATCTCTATAAGTTGAGATGTCTCTATAGGTAACATTTCGTCTATATTAGTTAAATCAACTCCCTTTACTACTCCGTACTGTGAGGAATTCAATAGAGTTCTATATATAAATACACTAGTTCCACCTGAATTGATTAGTCTTTGAACATTATAAAATGTATTTAAAAAATAAGTACCAGTTTGATTAAATGTAATAACTCCAGATGAACTAATTTGTACAGGATCAGAAATAGTACCTTGAGCAGCTCCAAACTCTACTTGAAGTGTAACTCCTAATCCAGATGGTACTTGATTAACAAAAGATGACGCATCTAATACTGAACTTAAATTTATTTGCTGTGTAGGAATATCAATCCACTCCACATTTGCCCCAGTAGATGACAATACCTGACCATTAGTTCCAAGTAAACCAGTCTCATCTGTCAATGATCCTTTAACAGCCAATTCGCCATCAGATCTAGTTTGACCAGTCAGCCTAATATTTTGAGATGACAAGTTACCAGAAATTAACACCTGATCTATTGTAGGTATTGGAGTCAATCCAACTATATCAGATATTAAATAATTATTTGTTACTAAAGAGTTATCTCCGTCAGTTCCTATAACTTTATCTAATAAACTTGGTGTTTGATCTAATGGGTATGTGCTAATCTTTGCCATTTTCTTTTTATTTTTCTACGTATTCAGAATTTTTTACTTCTCCTGTTTGGATATTAATAACCGAATCCTTTCCATATTTTTCAATAAGTAATGATTCCTCTGTAGCATATATTTTTTTCAATTCATCTACCTCTTTCATCAATGAACTTTGCGCCATAACTGTATCGGCAAGCTTCATTTTTGTGTCATTAAAATTATTTACTAATTCTCTAAATGACTCTAGCTCTTGTTCTGATAATTTTACCATAATAATTTATTTTAATTTGATTTAACACCACAAAGATACTACAATATTTCTTTTATTAATTTTCTTTAATACAACAAACCGAAATCAGATCCTTCTTACCCTTAAAAGCAGGGATAAGAATATTCCAATAAAAATAAGCATCATTCATAACCATACAACCAACCGACCAACCGCCAATAAGCCACGTTAATAGTTTGCTTTTATTTGTGTAGCTATTAAAATGAATATTTGTGTACGCTATTTCTTCGTAAACTTTGCCCTTTTCATCGCTTTTAAGATCTTTATTCCCGTCTCGGTAGTACTTCATTGCTTTGACTTGTCTCAGTGCGCCCATGCGTCCTCTATGCAGCCCATACTGGTAGGTGTCATAATACCACTCATCGAACTTTATTATCGCCGTTCCTTTGCTATTCCATTTCTTGTAATTTAATAATCCGTACGTTCCAGAATTAGTTGTGCATGAAGTAACGGCTCGGCACTTGTAACCATTCATGAAATATAACTTATCGTCATACTTATTCGGCTCGTCCTCGTTTGAGCGAACAAACAAAAGCCAATATCCTTTCGGTATTTCTTTGAACCCGTTTATTTTTCGTGCCAAATTTATCAAGTCAGCATCTGAATAATTCCTTACGTTTGTCATGTTATGTTAATTTTGATTAATAAAATATTTTATAAAAAACACGAGCGAACCAACCTACAATCAAACCAATTATGAAATACCTTAATTTCTGCCAAAAGGAAACCTTATCTTTAATTCTTTGAACTTTGACGTTCTCTTTTACCCTCCACTTTGTTTGGTATTTAACTAATCGTAACGTGTCACGCTTTATCTTGTAAGCGTATCGAACCTCGTATCTTTTTGGTTGCGCTTCGTAGTCTGGACATTGAACTTTAACATCTCTAAAAACGATTGAATCTTTGCCGTTTACTTTTATGGTGTCGGTTGTCTTAATCGTTATAATCTTATCCTTATGCTCATATCCTCGATTTACCGCCCTTTGATGAATCTTTGAAGGGTTTGCACATGAAGATA